CAATCCCAATAATTTACTTTCTCTTTCTAGTGCCAGCATTTTTCTATCTATTGCCTTTTGTTCTTGTTTAATTTTGTCTAATTGCTCGAACCACGAAATCGTATCTTTGCTTTTGAAAATACTTTCATCGTCATTCATATATCTTTTGTGAACAAGATCAAACAATTGATTATATTCTGGATAAATTCTGCAATCTGACATATATTCTTGATGCTTTCTTTTATAAAAATAAAAGCTTGTTCTATCTCTATTCATTAATTCGCTAGCTTTGGCAATGTCAATTCCTAACTCACACACAATAAAAGCCCCGACAACTTGTCTTGCAAGTGAAATATTTCTATGTCTTTTTTTGCTGTCTATTGATCCAAAAGGAATGTCAATAATTTCTTCTGCAATATATTTTATTTTATTAACTTCTTTTTTTATCATATTATATTTCCTTTTCTTCAATTTTTTCTCTAATGTTTGCAACATACTCATCAGCAAGAGTAAAAAGCAAGTCTGTAACGTCAGTATCTTTATATATTATTTTATCAATTTCAACAGCGTAATAAGCTGGAGTTTCAAAATCACCGTCACATTCCCAAATTGTATATTGAAAATCAACACCTTCATAGGTTGAATATGTGTCAAATTTATATTGTATCATTATTAGAATTATTAAAAAGGTAAATCATTTTTTGTTGTTGAGGTTGGCTTTTCACCTTTTAAAACCCAATTAGAGAACAACTCAGCCACTTCCAATATCTTGGCAACATCCGCCTCACCAATAACATTACAAGCGTTGGAAAGAGCATTTTGTTTTACAATTAACTCATCTCGGTTACTACTTTGATTTAATTGTCTTTGTTGACCTTGAAAATTAGACACGGGCTTTACTTTATTTATTGTTTTTCCATTGTATTCTCTTGTTGATATTTCAACATCAACATCTTGACCTTGAATAAATTTGTTTTGCGTTTCTGTCTTGCTTAAATACTCGGCTTGAAATCCGTCTTGAAAATCTATCAACCATTTATAAAAGTGTCCGTATTGGCTTTCAAAATCTCCTTGAGATGTTACATTTAAAACTTTCTTTTTCATTACATTGTAATTTTAATAATTTCTAATAAATCCATTGCTACTATTCCTAAAAATAGTAATGTAGCTACTGCATAACAAAATATTGCTCCAGCATTGTTCCATAAAAAGTTTTTAATCGTTTTCATTGATATTCATATTTATTTGTTTCCATAAAATATCTGCGTTCAATTTACGTAAGTGAATAAGTGCTATTTGAAGCCCTTTGTTCACACCCTCTGTAATAGCTAGATCATTGAAGTCGTTTTCTTGCTTGTAAACTTTTATAAGTTCAGAGTTTCTAATTTCTTGCTCTTTAAGTTCAGCGATTAGTTGATTGATTGTAGCTTCAACCATATCAGCATTTAGAAGTCTTGTTTTAAGTTCTTCTTTTGGATTGAAGAACAAACTTGAAATAAAATCGTTTGTCATTGTTTTGTGTTTTTAAATGATTGATAGCAAATATATACAGCCTGAATCAATTTTACAACATTTTCAACAAAAAAAAGTTAAATAAATTATATATTTATAAACAATACTAGATAAGAATATGTGTTAATAACTATAAAAATAAAAAAAGAAAAGGGGCTAAAAAGCCCCAAATCCCTAACAAATACAATGAAAAATTATTTATCTTTCCAAAAACAGCGCAAATGTATTAAAAAATATGAGTTAAATGCGCAATCTGTCCATTTTCTTTTGAGTGTATAAAACCTTCAACAGCTTTAGGGCTTCCTGTAAAACCCTTCCGATAGTGCCACGCATCTGTCCCGCTTGGGCTTCTTAAAAACTCTAATGTTACTCCTATATCATCAAAACTTGTTAAATATTTGAATCTTTTTTTGTGGTGTATATGGTGCAAATACCAATACCTATGTTTTGTCTTAGCCCAAAGCTCTGGTTTTTCTTGAGCCATATGCAAAGCAAGATTCTTAGTTTTTGCCCCGTCCCCGTGTGTTAATCCAATCAAACTTGATCCGTAAATATAATACTTTCGGTGAATAGGTGAGTCATCCACAGTCACTGATTCCGAATTTCTAAACCAAGACTTTAATGCGTGTGCTAAATGGAATCCACTCATATAGTCGTGATTGCTCATTGAATGAACACAATCAACAGGAGCAATATTTATTAGCATCTCAACACATTCAACATAAATTTCGAGAGCTGTGGTGAAGTGTCTATACCATTTACCGTCAGTGTCTTGCCTTGTTCCTCTTGTTGTTGTGCCTTGAACATTATCAGTGTGCAAAATATCGTTTCCAATGCAAAATAAGACCTTTTCAATGTCAAAACCCTCTGACTTGGCAATAATTCCTTTAACACCGTCTAAAATGCGTTTTTTAGCTGTTTTTACATTGTATGTATTGCCTGTTTCTAAAGCATCTGCATATTTACCAATATGAACGTCTGCTGGATTTATTACTAAAAGATGCCCTTCTTTTCGTTTCGGATAGTCAATAGAAGGGTAAGAAGGAGAATATTTAGATATTAAATTTTCAATACTTTTAAGAAATTCATCTCTTGAAAACTCATTTGGTTTGGCAAATATTGAAAAGCGTTTGCTCTTGTACCAATAGTGATGAACTGAAGCAACATCTATCCCAGCTTCTTTACATTCTTTTGCTAAAAGTGCTTTGTTTTTTTTGTCTTTTCTGTAATCATCAATCAATTTCCACTCATCTTCACCAAGACGGTATCTTTTTTGATTTTTCATTGTTTCTTTTTTACTTTCTCAATCGAACGACCAGCAAAGTAAGCCCCATAAACAGTAATCAAAAGAGTTTGATAAATTGGTTTGTAAGCTTCATCAATAGTGAAATTTCCAACATTTCCGTCAAACATTGAGATTATTACAAACATAACAGTTAAAAATATCAATGTAAGTGGTCTTATGTTTGCTGGTAGCCACCCAGCTTTTGAATCGGCTTCCCAGCGTTTTGTCACCTCTTGTTGAGCAGATTTTTCACTTTCAATAAATATTTTGTGAAGCTCATTTTTGAGTTTCCATTTTTCTTCCTTTGTCGAAATAGTTTCGTCAATTATAGTAGAAGCTTGTTTTGACAGCGTGGTGAATAACCCACCTAATAAGTTATTAATCATAAAGCCAAATTGAATTTTGTTTTTCTTTGTCCAAATCAACGTGAACAAATGTTTTTGCAATTCCTATTCTAGTAAAGCCAACTTTAGCTAAAGCGCAAACAATAGCACTTCTTTGAAGTCCACTATTCACAGCAATATCAACCGCACATCCTTTAGTATGTGAGCTTCCTTTTACTCCTTTAACGTTTTTGTTATGTGCTTCTGTTCTGTAACCGCTTGTTATTCTAAAAGGAGTGCCAGCCAGCATCCTAGCTTCGTCAAGTTTAAACAAAAACTCTTTATTCATTTTGCCACCTTGATCGATAGGCATACCAGAACCTATTTCGTCTGGAGAATCAAACTCTTGAAAATTGAAATAATTTAACACCATATTACAACTATGTTATTTTCCCTGACCGTTGTATCTTTTTTCGTATTGCTTTGCTCCTTTGGTTCTGCTTTTATTTTTGGAGTGTATTCCTTTTCTTTTCTTTTTTGGTTTTTCACGGTGAGTGAAGCTTATTCCTTTTGCCATTTTAGCTATTTTTTTTTATAAACTCTAAGATGATATTAAGCTTTTCTTTTACATCGCTCATTTGTTTTCGTAAGTCCTCGTGCCTTTTTTCAAATCCAACTTTCACCTCTCTAATACTAAAAAAGAAAAACTTGTATAAAGCATATAAACTCCCAAGCAATAATATCAGAGTCAATCCGTAGCGTTCTATTAACTGTAAAATCTCTTCCATTATCTGTCACAGTTTTTACAAACACCTATACAAACTTTTTTAAAAGTCAAATAATATATTATTTTGCAAATTAAATTTTTCATTTTATTTGTTTTTTTGGTTTTTAATTAATTTATCAGCAGTATATATAATAGACAAAAGCAAAAGCAAAATTTTTAAAAGCATTTCAATATCAGTAAATGAAATTGCCAAAGTTGTTATATTTAATGTGAGTACATCGCTACACTCTTTAAGTATTGTTTTCATTATATTGGTTGTTTAAACATTTCAACTGTGAATCCTAAGTCTGCATAATATTTGACACCGCTATTTTTTGTCCCCGTTCTTCTAATACTAACAAAGACAATGTCACCTTCTGCAAGCTGTGCATTTGCAACAGCCGAAGTGTCTTGTTCTAAATCGAAAAGGTGGTTTTGATTGTTTCGGCTTGTAATAGTAAAAGAATGAACCAAATCAATTGTTAAATTTGTTGTTGTTCCAGCGTTTGGAGTTGCGCTAAAAATAGATATGACCGCATCGTCTCCAAGACCAGAGTCAGTTGTTGCCCACCCTTTTATTTTTTTAAGAGTACAAGCAAAAGGAGCAACAAATATACTAAATTGTGAAGCCCACCTATTTGGTTTTGAGTTCCCGTCTGCTAAATCTGTTCCACTATTTACACTGAATTGATTGCTTCCAAAAGCCGAAAGATAGTCGTTTCCGTTTGTTCCAGTAGTTAAGTATAGTGATTGATGAAAATATAAATCCGTGTTGTTAATTTTATCGAAAAAACCCTCTTGTGGCATTAAAATTACACTTCCTACGGGGACTTTGTCAATAAAATCAATTGAGCTAAAGCTGCAACTTGTAGTTTTACCTAAATCAGCAGTGAGAGTTAGTTCATATAAAGTATTAGAAAACTTTGTAAACAAAAACACTTTCTCACCACTTTTCGCAACAACTTTGTTTCTTGCGTTCACTGTCAATGACGTTTGCCCTGTCACACCGCTTGACGTAGCGGTTACAACCGCAAGTGCAGAGTTTACTAATGTTGTATTATAGGTTGAAGCATTCATATCACCATTGTGTTGTAAATGTTGGATTGGCGGTTGTATTAAGAACTATATTATTTACCGAATAAGATTGACCGCTTGCATCTAAATCCGTTTCAATCCATTGACCCTCCCAAATTCCTTCGTTTGCTTGATAACTCAATTCATTCGGAACAAAAATTTTAGTGCTTGAAATATTATCAAAAGCCAAATGAAACTCATAGTTTGTAGCTGTGTTTGTCTGTATTGATCCATTATAAACATCAATACCACCTTTTCTGCCAGCAAGCACCTCTTTACAAAGTATTTTTGTTATACTTCCAGTTACACCGTCACCAGTAGTTTCTTGAAAAACTTGCCACGTCACATTTGTACCGTCATCACCATTTCCAGAAGCATCAAAAGTCAAAATTCTTGTAGGTGATTGCGCTGTTGGTCCACTTCCTAAATTTGTTGGCTCTATTTCTAAGACAGCGTTTGAAACGTCTGTTCCTTGCGTTGCTGTCACTAGTTGTTGTGTTGTCGATTGCCCACCCACCAAATACCTTAAGAAATAGTCTGTTCCGTCTGGCGCTGCCATACCAACTGCCAGACCCCTTATTATTGTTCCTGACGATGTAGGGAATAAATCGTCTGCGGTGTCTATTTCATCGGTTGTTGCATTGAATGCATTTTGCAAATCAAGCCAGTGAAAGCGTGAAAAACCCTCAATGAACAACTCTCCACTTTCTGGCACTGCTGATAATGTTGCGCCTCCAGTGCTTGTTCCAGATTGTGGCTGCAAACCATAACTCGATGTTGCTGGATTATAATAATCTTGAAAATTATTTCCACTGAAAATTTCTCTTATACCAACTCCAGTTGTCAAATCTGTTGTCCATTCGTGTGAACTACCGTTTGCACCTTCGGTTATATTCAAAAAATAAGTTGTTCCACTATCGCCAACTAATTTAAGTCTTAAATGTAGCAAACATTTTAAAGGTGAATTAAATTGTACTCCAGAAGCTGTTCTACTATCTGCAAAGGCATTAAATGAAGTAGTGAAAGCGGTTGCACTTCCAATGTCATAACCGCCAGTGCTTGAATCGTGATAAATCAATTGAGGTCTGAATAAAAGATTCCATTCTAAACTTGCACCAGTTTCGGTAGTTATTATTCCAATCGAAGCAGAAAACGTTTGATTTCCCGTTGCTGCGTTGCCACCATAAACGGTTGTTGTTGGCGGATCAGTTTTTTGTAAATTTGGACCTACTTTTGTCATCCACAATGGAATATCAAATTGAAGTAGTTGTTGACCAAAGTTGAAATCATAAAACATTTGTGTTTTTTGTACTGGATGTAGTGAGTCAAAAGAACCGCCACCCAAAACAACGCCAGCATTGGTTTTTAACTGAACAGCACCGCTAGAAACTATTGTTGAACTGTTTTTTCTGTATGTCCTTTGAAAGTTAGTGTCTGCATATCCATTTGGTTGAATAATTCTCCAAAGACCGTCAGAAAGCATCAGACGTGCGCCCCAACACTTCATTATACGGTCTAAAACATCAAAGCAATTAAGAAAAACCAACTCATCATTTTCTTCTATTCTTATTGCATTTGCTACAATTCCAGAAAAGAAAAGGGGATCTTTGTCAGCTGCTGGCGTTGGCATTTGCCCAGTGTACCAATTTACCTGCGTTTGCAAAAAATCTTCAGACGTAGTCCAATATTGAGACGTGTTGAAAATTTGAGCATCTCTTAAAATTTGTAGAATTAAATTGATAAATCTTTTAGAACTAGCAGAAACCCCACCGCTACCGTCATCGAAAACAAAATCGGTTGACACGTCAACCAGTTCAGCCAAACCGTCTGTAGCTGTCACTGTTTGTTGAGTGCCAGCTCGAAAAGATAAATTTTCTCTTGAACTAACATCAGATAAAATATTTCCTACCCAGTAATTATTAAAGTTTGTACCGTCACTAGACTTCAATATCTTAACCTGAAACCTACCATAGGGCGCAATCGCAATGTCATTAATAAATGCTTGTTCAGAGCTATCTCTTGGAATAATGTCAAAAGAACAATTGGAAGCAATAATCCCACTAAATCGTGTCCTATCTGAAGCTTCATAACTTAACGTGAATCCGTCAGAGCCAAGCTGTAAAGTGTTTGTAGAAGGGCTTCCAGTCAAACTATCGTAAATTTCTAGCTTGTAAAAGATACCTTTGTCGTTTTGAAATTCTGCTGTTCTTCTTAATGCCATTAGTAACCTCTTGTTCTATTTCTGTTTCCTCTTGCTCTATCGCTTGCAAGCAATATATCTGATCCACTTATTTTTCCAACAACTTGAACCTGACCTCCAGCGTTACCGATCATTCCTTGTAGTTTGTCAAGTGGTGCAATAACCTCTGGATTGATTGCGCTTGTTCCAGGTCCTTCACCAACCATTGCCAATGTTGCACCAGTAACCATACCACCCTCTGCAAAGGGAGGAATAATTTTGTTAAATAAGCTTCCAACAACACTTCCAGCAGCAGCAGCCAAAGCAAGGTTAAAAGGGAAAGGAACGGTTGCAAAAATTTTAGAAGCATAAGCAGCAGTAGCTTCAGCGATTTGAGTTTTTATAATTTGTCTTGCAGCATTTCCAGCAGCAGCAGCAATATCACCAAAAGAAGCATCAGCGCTAGCAGCCATAGAATTAAAAGCAGATTGAAATGCATCACCTGTTTCTTTTGCAGTCTGTGCTAAATCAGCTATTTTTTGATCAAATTCATCAATTTTTTGTTGCTCAAGAAACTCATCAAGTTTCTCTGTGTTTATATTACCTAGTATCGAGGTGTCGGCTGTTTCTTTTGCGTCACCCCCTTGGTCTTGTCCTTGGCTCTGTTGTTCACCACCACCGCCGCCGCCGCCGCCAAGTCCAGGCGTACCAACACCAAAGGCATCACCAACTTTCGCTAAAGCATCTTTGATCTTTTTTCCTTGATTTCCTATAAAAGTGGAAAAATCTTGAAATTCATTTTCATATTCTTTTGTTTCTCCTTTAAGCACCTCTAAGCTGTCAGCAATACCTTCAAATGGATTTGGAAATTCTTTTCTACCTAAAAGCTTTAATGTAGCATTTATACCTTTTAAAAATAAACCGATAGGGCTGTTTTCAACAAGGAATTGAATCATACTAATTAAGGCATTTTTCCACCATTGAATGTCAGAAAATCTTTCGATAAATGCTTCCCAGTTGTCATTCACATACAGTATCCCCAAAGCTAAAGCGGCTATTGCTGCTGCAATGGCAATAAATTTAATACCTAAAGTCATAACCACACCAACAATACTCCCTAATACTGTCAAAAGAGGTCCTAATGCTCCAGCTAAAATCCCTATTATAACTGTATTTTGTTGAGCTTCTGGAGACAAATTTCTAAAAGCGTTGACTAATTGTTTGAAAAACTCTATACCTTTCTTTGCAATAGGCAAAAGAATTTGACCTATTTCAACACCTAAGTTTTCAAGGTCAGCCATTAACCGTCTTGTTTGATTTGCAAAAGATCCGCTTGTCCGCTCATAGTCACCTATTGCGTTTGCACTTTGTTTTGCAGCTAATTCAAATGTAAGCGTGGCTTTTGCTACTCTATCCAGTTCTTTAAATACGAGTCCCTGTTCTTCTGCAAATGCTTTTAAATCAGCTTCAGTGATTGCTATACCTAATTGTTTGACAGATTCTCTTTCTCCTAAAAGTGCTTTTGTTAATGCTTGGCTTGCTGTAGCTGCACCGCCTTCAACATTTGTAAAAGAAGCTAAATCAACCGCCAATTTATTAACCTCAGAAGAAAGATTCAAAGCTTCTTCTTGAGTAAAACCAAAACCAGTTAACAAGTCTCCAGTGTTACCAAGTAACTCCATAGAAGCTTTCGATGATAATCCAAAATCTCGTTGTAAAGTTTTAGCTGTTTGATTAGCTTGACCTTGAATATCTTTAAAAACCGTATTAAATTTTGCCTGTGTCTCTTGGAAATCAGAAGCCAATTTAATAGAAGTCACACCTAAAGCAGCCAAAGGAAGTGTCAAGTTTTGAGAAAGTGATTGACCTGTGCGCTTCATTTTCTTTCCAAACTTATCAAGTCTTTGAATGTTTTTTCTTAATCCACTTTGAAATTGTTTGTCGTTTAATTTAAGAAAGAAACTTAATGTTTTAGCCATTTTAAGCGTTTTTTTGCGTTCGTTTTAAGAGTTGTTTAGAAGCGTTTAAGCAATTATCACCTTTCTGTAGTATATTTATCCCTAAAAGTTAATTTCTTTTATTAGAGCAAATTTACTAGATAACGGTTTTTATTCATTTTCGTTGTTTTCTGGAACATCAATTTTGTACTTTTTACGAGCATATTCAGCAGCTTTTTTGCGTTTTTCAATGTCAATTTTTTCTTCTTTTTTCTCCCAATCAAATCTCACCAAATCCGTTGGTTTTAAGCTAGAGTTTTTCTTTTTATGTGGTTGCAATAACAAACAAGCTAGCCAGCGTGTGCGCTCCCATTCAATTTTTGCTTGCATCTCCATTATCTCGTTTCGACCTCTCTGCAACAAAAAAAACTCGTGAAAAGTCAAACTCCAAAATTCTTCTGGCAATAATCCAAAACCATACGCAACAGCTTCTAAATCATCCCAATCTATTTTTTGTTTCGAGGTGTTTTTTTCACCTTTTTTGCGTTTCCCTCATCTTTGAATTTTGCGCTGAATTGTTCGCTGAATACATCAAAACACTTTTGCAAAGATTCAAAATCTTCATCCAAAATATCTGCAATATCTGCAACGGTAAGACTAAAGTCTTTCCCCGCAACCCTTGCACCGTCTTGCAATCCAGCAAGAATAAGCTCGCAAGCGTCATCAAGAGATATGTCTTGACCTAACTTATCAAGGTCTTGCAAACTTGTATTTGTTTTTTTACAATAAATTCTAAGAGCGTTCATTCCGAATCTAATCGGATAATCATTTCCATTAAGTATTACTACTTCAAACATTTTTCGTTGGTTTTTAAAGTTAAGTTAGTGGAGAGGACCTAAGTCCAACCCCACCAACGAAATAAAATTAAACAGCCGTCTGGCTTATTTCTCCCGTTCCTTCAATTGAAACTGAATATGTCGGTGCGTCCTCCATACCTCCAGAGATTTCCAAAGAAGTGATAAATCCACTCCCAGTGTACTTGTAACCAGATTGAACATCAAGAGCAAACGTAAAAGTCACCGAAGTTCTGTTCATCATATTAGTGAACAGTTCGTCTGGATCCGTGCTACTATTAGTAGAAGCAAAATCCATTAAACCGTCAGCAGACAGTGAGAAAGATTTTTGCCCACCAATTAAATCTCTGAAACCTTGAGAATCTTTTGTTGACACATCGATTGTGTCAGCGTTCACTGACAAAGAAACGCTTGTTGAGTGCATAAGCTTAAACTCATCAGCAGCTCCATTTACAGCTTGAACTTTTAGAACTAAGTCCGTTCCGTTAAAAATTGCCATAATTTTTTTTATAAAATGTTAATAATCAGTTAGTTATCTAAAATAGGAGCTACATCGTGAGTTTCCTTGCTTTTAGATTTTTTTGTCGGTTTTGATATGGCATCCCATATTTTCAAAACTCGGTATGTTTTACCTTCAACTGTGTAAACTTTGCCTTTTTTATATTCGACACCTCTAAATTCACAGTCTTTTGTTATTTTTACTTTCATATATTATCTGTTTATGTTGAATCTAAAATCCATTGCCACGTAATGAATACCGTCATCTCCAAATTTATCATCGTAAACATCGTTATGATCCTCAAAAAAACATTTATCTATTTGTACGCCTTCAAATGTTCCACTTTTATAATCCAAAGCAGCTCTTATTTCAGTTGATAAATCTTGAGCTTGAGCGTATGTAGTTCCAAATGCAGTCACTTGACACCGTACATAGTCGTAAGTTGAAGCCCCATTTTTTGTATTATTTGGATCAATGTCAATTATAAAGTATGTCACTGCTGGCATTGTTTCACCAAATGGAATCTTTTGAGGAAAAATTCTTGTACCAACGTAGTTAGAAACTCCAGCAGTATTCCTTAAAATAAAACTTATTGCTTTCCCAACATCCATTATAAACCTTTTTTCTTAAATCGTTTGTCAATAATACTTCTCAAACTCGGGACGATTGAATTCATTACTTCCACAAATTTGCTTTTCTCTGTTTTGTCCAAATTTCTCTGAGCTGGTATTGTTGGCGTTCCATACTCTAAAAAAATCATATATCCCGTTGGCAACAAATCACCTTTCTGCTTTCCTTTTGATGTTTTTCTTGGACCAACAGCAACAACGGGAGGAGAATTTCTACTATTTTTAATATTTATTAAACCAATAGATCTTTTTAAATTTCCAGTTGCCTTTTGATTTTTATTGTTTTTTCCAACTAAATCTTTTAAATGTTTAACCATTGGCTTCATTGCTTTTCTCATTGCTTGACGAACGATAGTTTTAGTACCTCTGTCAAACGGAAGTAGTCTATCCAAATCACGTTGAATCTGTTTCAGCTCTTTTTTGTCAACATCAACATTTATCATTAGTCAGTTGTTTTTTCTTCAACTCTTAAAATCAATCCTTCTTTCCTTCCTATCTCCTCAACTGAACGAATAAACCAATCTTTCGAGTTGTATTCAATAAAATGCTTCGGAGAAACTTGTATATCTGAACGGTATCGTATTGTCACCTTTGCTGGAGCTGTCCCAATAAAAGTATCAGCTTCAAAACCTACTTTCCCTTTTTCAAATTCAAACCTTGCATACACAGAAGCAAGCGTCGAATTGCTTGCAATGTTTTGTCCGTAAGCATCCTGCGAAAATGTAGCTTCTTTAATCACTACCAATCTATCTAGTTTGCCGATATTCATTACCCTTGTACTCTGTAAGGCATTAATAAGTATTCAGCAGATTGTGGTATTTCTTTGTAAGTCCTATCGCTCACTGTTTGTCTTGTTTCGTAGTAAGTTCCAATCATCAAAAGGATAGCTTGTTTTATTGGAGCTGGCACTTGACTAGCTGCTGTAAATCCTAGTGTAAAAGTGACATTTACAGCGTTTGGAATTTCAAATGTACTTGGAATTGATGCATCGGGAGTGTAATATATTCTAGCTGGTTTGATGCTACCGTCAGCAACATAGTTTGAAGCTGCCAAAGTTTGACTAGCATTGCTCTCATCCTTATAAGTAATTGAGTTGACTGTCAAAGTTCTCAAAGTACCTTTTAAGAGATTGAAGTAATCTGGGAAAGCATCAATATCAAGAATGAAAGTTTGTTCCATTAAAGCTAGATTTGTGTAATTTTCAGCAGCTAAAGTTGCTACACTAATAAGCGTTTCAATGTAAGTGTCATCAGCAGTGAATGAACTATCAATGCGCAAATGTTCTTTTGCTTCTGCAACTGATACTGGAGTCAATGTCGGAGCTGACGATAATCTCAACTTCCCATATCCCGTAGTTACTGAAATTCCTAAATCCGAGCTAGTAATCATATCTTTGTTGATAAAAATGGAAGAGAGTCGAAACCCTCTTCCAATTAATAAAATATATTAAGATTCAGTTTGAATCTCAACAAATGCAGTTCCATTGTCA